ACTACATGTCGCGGAGTGGACTCAACCAAAAGCATGAGGCTCACATTGAGAAGGTCCTATCTCCAACGAGGTCCCTCGGCCCAACCAACGAGTGATGTCCTCGACCCGGATTCGATGGGCGATACCATGTGGTCGAGATAGGAGAGGAAGCATAGGATGGTTCCCTTCTTCCTAACGGCGGTCGGGTCAGGATTCTCGGTCGTGTTAAAACTGAACTCACCGCCGGTGTAATCGTCCGAGTCGGACAATTGGACGGTGATTGAAATCTTCCGATGCAGACCGTCCTCTCGATTCCAATTGATGTCGTGGTGAGTGGAGTAGTGATGACCCGCCTCGGCATACTCTGTGAATTGGAGTGGGGGTAGGTGAGTCACATCGAGATTGAACACCTCGTTGGCTCGTTGGACATACTCCCACAGGGCATCGAGTATAGGCGCGCTATCGCCTTCGGGATTCACCCATCTGATGTTGGTCTTGCGGTGGGTGTCGCCATGACCTCCGAAGGTCACAGCATCTTGCGTCGGGAGCCGTCTGCATGACTCCAACCACTCGTCGCAGACCTCAGGTGAAATGGCTTCCTCCCACATCAGCCACAGCGGGTAGGGAATCATGGGATTTGGATTCAGCCCCGACCCCGCCTCTGAAAGTAGCGCGCGTGCTTGAGTGTGATAAGATGGGTCCGCAAACATGGAACGCTCATCCCACTCTTGATGCTCAGTCAGGGCGACCACTTCTGCAAGCCACTCAGGGTCATCGAGCGAGAGTGCTGATTGTAGAGCATAGAAGGCTGTGTCTGCGCGTTCGGGAGTGGTGGATAGAGCATTGGCCCAATCGGCCTTCGACTCGCTTAGAATCGCTATTTCGCGCAGAGCGAATCCGACCTCCTGATAGTAGCCTCCCATCGTGACTCGCTGACGATAGTAGGCAAGTGCTTGGAGTGGTTCATCCGCATCCCTGTATGCCTTTGCTATGTAGAAGACATACCGAGTTCTGAGTCCCTCGTCTTCCTCGGTCTTGAGAGCCTCAAGCATGGCCTCTGCATCTGCGAGGTAGGTCGCCGCCTCGCGTGGACGCGCGCCGCTGTCCCGATGATGGACGACACGCAGGTCATCCCATGAGATAGTCTTCGATACCCACAGCCCCTCATGCCTCACTCCTTTGTAGTGGGCTGTCGGTCTGAACACCCATGCACGATAGCAGACCCTCCACCCGTCATCGTTGGTGATTGGGATGGACACTCCCTCGATGTCCGAGGGCAGAGTGGCGAGGTCAGGGAGTTCACCTTCCATCGTCGTGTCGGCATCCAATCTGATAATCCAATCGCATCCTCTCTCATCGAGATTCCTGATGCACCTGTTGAGCGACTCTGCGGGTCCCAACCATTCGTCATGGAAGAACGAACCAGCGAGAGGTCCGAGGTGCTTGGTCGCCACAGCCTCGGTGTCGTCTGTGGTTCCCGACAGGTCGAAGCAAAACTCGTCCACGAAGTCAATCACGCTGTCTATCGCGCGCCCGATATTTTTTCTCTCGTTCTTGGCTATCACGGCGAGGCCGACCTTCAATCGGTCGAACACCATGAGCGAGTCCTTGAACCACCACACATTATCCTCCGTGACGCTCCGCAACGAGTTCGTCGGTTCGGGCTTGAAGACGAACCCACGCTTCCCCATTTCGTTGATGATGTAGTCATTGGGTCGTTCGTTGATATGTCCCTTGCCTCCTTGATTCGGAATGGCCCACGATAGGATGAGCCGACGCTTGGTGTTGGCGGCGAGATTGTCGAGGAAGGTCTGCTCGCATTCAAGAGGGATATGCTCACCCACCTCAAGACAGATGACGCTCGACTGAGCAGAGGTGGTGAATGGCTGAGATAGGTCGAGTTCCTCAATGCCTCGGAAGACTCCTATCGAGTCGAGGTCGGGTGTGCCGTCGAAGGCTCTGACCTTCCACCCCGCCTGTTGGAGCGCGAGTGCATAGTAGCCCATCCCACATCCCAAATCCACGACAGGTTGAGCAACGGGGAGATGTTGAGTTAGTGCTTCCGCGAGGGCGGGGCTGTGTAGGTGACTCGACCGCGCTTCTTCCAATGTCCAAACTCCGTTCGCCTCAGGCATGAATCGGGCTGATGTCGGAGCATGATAAGACGGCGTATGAACGCATTTTCAAACGCCTTATCACTCCGTCGAGCCTCGACGATGAATGTTCTGTGGGAATTATCGTTGATTCCGGGCTAAAATCGGTGTTCTGTGGAACATTGGCCTCGCGGGCGTGGGCGCACGCGCGAGGGCGCGCGAGGGATTGGTCAATCCATCCATGCTGGTTTGCCGGGTAGAAGACAGTCAGAAGCCAGCCCTGTTGCTGTTGAATCAGGAAGATTCCGAAGTGCCTCACGGTAGGTTGTGAGTTCCTCCTGTTGGTGCGCCGTCAGAGATGCGTATCGGTCTGCGAGCATCCATAGGTCTGAGTCCATCAGCCACGAATCTCGCAGACCTCGGATGTCGTTCCAAGACATGTTGAACTCGATGACCTCATTCGGCTCTCCATTCTTCTGTATCGTTATGCTGTGTTTCGCTGGTATCGCCATCTTCTATTCTCCCTATGCGTATTCGTATCTGATAACCGGAATGTAGCCCGGACCTGAGCCGGTCCAATTTTTACTCGTTGCGTATGCGGACGACATCGCCTGACCGTTATCGTAAATCATGTGCCAGCCGTTGCCCCATGTTCCGACGAGTGGCATTTGGAATTGAGTCCATGCGTTGTTATTGACCTGATATTGCCTCACATTCCGCGAGGTTCCCTGCCAATAAATCGCCATCCAATACCAAGTATCTGCGGCAAGTGTCGGAGCATTGTCTTCATCACCGTTGATGTCGCGCCATGTGGAGTTAGTGAGTAGGGTTCCACCGAGAGTGTCCATATTGGTGAAATCAACACGCCCCAAGAAGTTCTTCGGGTAGCCGCCCTTTGCGCTGGCCCCGGTATCGGTTGTTGCGTATGAGTCATATATTCCGATTTTCATCGGATTATCCCCTGCCGATGAGGCACTCTCGATGGCTATACCGAATGACCTCATTGTGCCTCCACGATAGGAGAACATCGGAACGAACCATGTGCTTCCTGACGCCATCGCAGACGACAATGCACGGTTGCTTGATTTGCCTACAATGTGAGGATTCACCTCATAAAACTTGAACGAAGAATGACCCAATCCCCATTCGGTGAATAGCATTGGAGGACCGCCTCCGCCTCCGGCATCGGCCCATGCTGACTGAGTTCCCGTAGATGGGTAGGTGATGACCTGTCCATCGGTCCCTGCGGCGAGAGGCAAGTTCCAAGTATTGCCGAGGGTGACTACATCGCTGACTTTGAGTTCGGTTCCACCATCACCAGCGGTCAGATTTTCGGTCGTGAGCGCGGCAAGGGTGCTGAGTTCGTTCTTCCCTACCCCTCCGACAGTAATGCCGGTATCGTCAATGACTGTCCCTGCGGAATCATAGAAGGCTAATTTGTCTGCCGCACCTGAATTGACTGTGCCGGGGCCGGTCGGTCCGGTGGGACCTGTATTGCCTGTCGGGCCTTGACTTCCGGTTGCTCCGGTCGGTCCCTGCGGCCCGGTTGGGCCGGGGTTGCCCTGAATGCCCTGAGGGCCTGTTGCTCCGATGGCTCCGGTGGCCCCTACACCTCCGGTTGCTCCGGTGGGACCTGAACCTCCCGCATCGCCTGAGCGTGAGAATTGGATTACAATATCCACACCAGCCGACCAACCCACAGTCGAACCATTGTTCGATGTCTGCATCGTCAAGTCAATCTCAAACCAGCCTGTTCTGTCGGTGACGGCTGAGATGAGGAAGGTTCCGAAAGTGTCGTCGGTTGCGTCCTGTGCCTGTATGGTGAGGATGGCCTTCTTGGTGTTGGTTGAGTCGTCCCATGTCTTGAAAAAATTACTTTGGTCTGTGCCGTCTTGGTCGGAGTCATCTATCGCCATCTTCGTGACTGACGCGGTGAACCCGCTGTTCAATCGGAAGTAGGATGCAGAGGGGTCGCCTATCGTGGAACTGTTGCTGTATTGGTAGCGCATCCCACCACGAAGACCTTGACTTCCGGTCGGACCGGTCGGCCCTGTCGCGCCTGTGGCTCCGGTAGGCCCGGTATCGCCTGTGGCTCCGGTTGCTCCTGTGGCTCCGGTGGCTCCGGTTGGCCCTGCACCGCCTGTCGGCCCTGTGGCTCCGGTTGCACCTGTATTTCCTATCGGCCCGGTTCCTCCGGTTGCTCCGGTTGCACCTGTCGGCCCTGCATTCCCTGTCGGCCCTGCATTCCCTGTCGCGCCTGTGGCTCCGGTGGGTCCGGTGGGTCCGAGATTACCCTGACTTCCGGTTGCTCCGGTATCACCTGTATCTCCTTTTGCTCCGGTCGCTCCGGTGGCCCCGGTTGTCCCATCATTACCAGCCGCCGAGAAGGACAATTGGATATACTCGTTCGATGATGGAATGCTTCCCGATAGTGGAGTCGCGCCCATCTTGAACCATGAGCCTTCATCGCTGACGGAAGTAATTTTGAAAGTGCAGAAGGTCATGTCGGAGTTTGCGCGTGAGGTGACGACGAGATGACCGAAATTATCGGTATCATCCCACGAAGCGAGCCATGCTGTGAGGTCTTGCGGTGAGGGGTAGGTAGTGTCTTCATTCACCATCACATACTCGATGCTTCCGAAGGTTCCACTACTGAACTTCACAAACCCTACACCGGGGTCGCCAACCGAGGTGTTGGTTGAGAATCGCTTTGGGATTCCGCCACGCCAGCCGGAGTCACCCTGAGGGCCTGTTGGTCCGCCGGTCCCGGTATTTCCGGTTGCCCCGGTATCTCCCGTATCTCCTTTGTCGCCGGTTGCTCCCGTCGCTCCGGTAGCCCCGGTATTTCCGGTTAGTCCTGTGGCTCCGGTTGGTCCTGTGGCTCCCTGCACTCCCTGAGGCCCGGTCACTCCCTGCGTTCCCTGAGGGCCTGTTGCCCCGGTCACTCCGACCGCGCCGGTCGCTCCTGTCGCTCCAATCGACCCGGTGGCTCCGACATCGCCGGTATCACCCTTGCCGCCTACATCGCCTTGACTCCCCTTGTCGCCAATCATCTGCACCCATATCAGACACTCATCTCCTGATGTGGGAGTGGTGTTGGTGAAGGTCGGAGATATGGTCAAATCGTAGCCCACATTGGAACCTGTCGTCATGTCTGCAATAGCCGTGACTTTGAACATCGCACCCTCGTTGGCAGGGTCAGGAATACCGGAGTCAGTTCCGACGATTCGGATGAACCCGTTGTTGGTGCTGGTGACGGCTTGGAATCTTTCAAAATAATCGGTCCAAGCGTCTGAGTTCTTGTCGAGTCTGTTGATGTAAATATGAGTCGCTGATGACCATGTGGCGTGGTTCAGTTTGAAGTAGCCTGTCGAGGGGATTGATGCCCCTGTCGCGCCCCCGAATCTCCATGTCCCACCATCGGTTCCGCCAACAGGTCCATCCGGCCCCGTCGGGCCTGTGCCACCTGTGCCGCCTGTGTCGCCTGTGGGTCCGGTCGGACCTATGCCGCCGGTGTCGCCGGTATCACCCTTCACTCCCTGAGAACCTGTGGCTCCGGTCGCTCCGGTCGGACCTATACCACCTGTGTCGCCGGTATCACCTTTCACTCCTTGAGAACCGGTCGCCCCGGTCGCTCCGGTGGGTCCGGTATCACCTGTGTCGCCCTTCACTCCCTGAGGGCCTGTGCCTCCGGTGGCTCCGGTAGGCCCGGTTGCGCCCGTCACTCCCTGTATGCCCTGAGGGCCTGTGCTTCCGGTGGCTCCGGTAGGCCCGGTATTCCCGGTATCTCCGGTTCCTCCCTGTATGCCCTGAGGACCTGTCGCCCCGGTATTGCCTGTGGCTCCGGTCGGGCCTGTCGCCCCGGTATTGCCTGTTAGACCGATGTCGCCGGTGTCGCCTTTGTCGCCCGGATTCCCTATCGGCCCGGTCGGCCCCATCGGGCCTGTCGCTCCGGTATCACCCTTGTCGCCTGTCCGAGCGAATGTGACCATCACATCCTCGCCATCCGAGAACGGTGAGGTTGCAGATGAGTCAATAGGTGAAATCGTGATGGCAAAATAGCCGGTGTTTTCGGTCAGAGATGAGATGGTCCAAATTACAAATTGAGATGAGTCGAGCAGGTTGGAAATCTTCACATGACCCTTGATGGTTGAAGTCGAATCGTCAATGGTTCGCATGAACGATTGGATGTCGGTTCCATCCAAGTCTGAGTCGTCAATGTAGATGGCCGTCGCGGTGTCCTGAATGGTCTGATTCACTCTGACTCGACCAGCACCGGGGTCGCTGTTGCCTGTGCTGGTGGAGAAGTCGTATTTGAACGAGGCTCCACCGAAGTTCCCATCCGGTCCTGTGGGTCCGGTCGAACCGGTATCGCCGGTATCTCCTGTGTCGCCCTTCACTCCCTGAGGGCCTGTGGCTCCGGTTGGTCCGGTTGCCCCGGTTGCTCCGGTATTACCTGTCGGACCTATTCCTCCGGTTGGACCGGTATCACCTGTGACTCCCTGAATGCCCTGAGGGCCTGTTGCTCCGGTGGCTCCGGTGGCTCCGGTTGGACCGGTATCACCTGTGACTCCCTGAATGCCCTGAGGGCCTGTTGCTCCGGTATCGCCTGTGGGTCCGGTTGCGCCTGTGGCTCCGGTTGCGCCTGTGGCTCCGACAGGCCCGGTCGCGCCGGTGGCTCCTGTCGGACCTATTCCTCCGGTTGCTCCGGTTGCACCTCTATCTCCCTGAGGACCGGTTGCTCCGGTGACTCCCTGAGGTCCGGTAGCCCCGGTATCTCCGGTATCGCCTTTCGCACCATCAGGCCCGGTCGCTCCTTGCACTCCGGTAGTTCCCTTGTCGCCTGTGCGCGAGAAGGCAAGCACACACGCTTCCTCATCGCTGAATGGGACTCCTGATGAGGACGCGCTGATAGGGTCCACATGAATCTTGAAATAGCCTGTCGCTTCGGTCACGCTGGTCACTTGGAAGTTCGACATTGAAGTGTCTGTTCCGGTCCTCGACATGATGACGAGAGAAGCCTCGACAGTCGAGGTCGAATCGTCCCATGTGCGATACCATGCTTGCTGGTCATTCCCATCACTATCAGAGTCGTCAATGAAGACTCGCGTGATGTTGGAAAATGTCCCATTATTGAATCTGATAACACCGGCTCCGGGGTCGCTGTCGGTAGTGGTCACATCGAACTCGTATGGAGTCCCTCCACGATAGCCGAGAATACCCTGAATGCCCTGTGGCCCTGTTGCTCCGGTCGCTCCGGTTGCACCTGTATCTCCGGTGTCGCCCGTATCACCCTGAGGCCCTGTCGCTCCGGTTGCTCCCGTCGCTCCGGTAGCCCCGGTATTGCCTGTCGGCCCGGTGTCGCCGGTCACGCCCTGAATGCCCTGAATACCCTGAATGCCCTGTGACCCTGTTGCTCCGGTTGCACCCGTATCTCCGGTGGCTCCTGTCGGTCCGGTGTCGCCGGTTGCTCCCGTCGCTCCGGTAGCCCCGGTCGCTCCTGTTGCTCCGACGGTTCCCTCGTCGCCCGTTCGGACGAATTGTATGGTGAGTTCTGTGTCGTTGATGAATGGTGGATTGCCCCCCGCACTCGATATGGGAGTCACATCAATCTTGAAGTAGCCCGATGCCTCGGTGAGTCCCGTCACTTGGAGGATTGCATGGTCGCCCCCAAGACCGCTTGATTCTTGGATGACGAGCGTTCCTTTGACGGTGCTATCTGAGTCATCCCATGTCCTAATCCAAGCCTGAATATCCTGACCGTAATCGTCACCGTCATCAATGAAGATTTGTGTGACCGATGAGAAGGTGGCGTGGTTGAATCTGATGGTTCCTGTGCCGGGGTCTGAGTCGGTGGTTGATGTTGAAAAATTATTTCGCCCACCCCCTCTCTGTCCGGCTGAACCGGTCGGTCCACTCGGCCCGGTCGCCCCGGTATCGCCTGTCGCTCCGGTTCCGCCTGTGGCCCCGGTTGCTCCGGTCGGCCCGGTATCACCCTGCACTCCCTGAATGCCCTGCGCTCCGGTGGCTCCGGTGGGTCCGGTGGGTCCGAGATTGCCCTGAGGCCCTGTCGCGCCTGTGGCTCCGGTGGCTCCGGTGGCTCCGGTATCTCCCTGAGGTCCGGTGGCTCCGGTATCGCCTGTGACCCCCACATCGCCATCATCACCGGTGCGTGAGAACGCTACAACGGCGACTTCAGTATCGGAGAATGGAACACCTGTGGTTGATGCGCTGATGGGAGTCACAGCCACCTTGAAGTAGCCTGTCGCCTCGGTGACTCCGGTCACTTGGAAGTTCGCCAAAGAACCATCTGTCCCGTCCCTCGATTGGAAGACAAGGGAACCCTCCACCGTCGAGGTCGAATCGTCCCATGACCGATACCACGCTTGCTGGTCGTTAGCCGAGGCATCCAAGTCGTCAATGAATATCTGAGTGATGTTGGCAAAGGTCGCGCTGGAAAACCTGACCTTCCCTGCTCCGGGGTCGCCATCGCTGGTGGCTGTGCTGAATGTGTAGTGAGTTCCACCACGCCTCGATTCTCCCTGAGGTCCGGTATCTCCCTGAGGTCCGGTGGCTCCGGTTGGTCCTGTGTCGCCCTGAGGTCCGGTATCTCCCTGAGGTCCGGTTGCTCCGGTTGGTCCGGTTGCTCCGGTGGGTCCGGTATCTCCGGTGTCGCCGGTCACACCCTGAATGCCCTGAGGTCCGGTAGCCCCGGTTGCTCCCTGAGGCCCGGTGGCTCCGACATCACCGGTGGCTCCGACAGGCCCGGTCGGCCCGGTTCCTCCGGTCGGCCCGGTTGCTCCGATGACTCCCTGAATACCCTGAGGCCCGGTATCACCTGTGTTGCCCTGAGAGCCGGACGGCCCGGTGGCCCCGGTCACGCCCTTGTCGCCTGTTCGTGAGAAGAAGATGTTGAGTTTTTCAGCATCGCTGAACGAAGTCGTAGTCAATCCTGAATTGCTGACTCCGAGAGTCTTGATGGAGCCGTTGGTCGAGAGAGATGTAATTTTGAACACGGCTGTTTTGGTCGAAGATAGAATGGTGATGTAGCCACGCGGGTCTGTGGTCGTGGAGTCGGCCCAAGTGTTGATGAATGCCTGTTGAGATGTTCCGTCATCATCGGTGTCGTGAATGAAGACTTGAGTCACACCGGAGAGTGGTGGCGCGTCGTTGAATCTGACCTCGCCTGAACCTAATCCTGATGCTGTGGTAGTGTCGTCGAACTCGTAGGGAATCCCACCGTCAAATCCCTGAGGCCCGGTGACGCCGGTGTCGCCCGTATCACCCTGAGGCCCGGTTGGGCCTGTGCCTCCGGTGGCTCCGATTGGGCCTGTTGCTCCGGTGGCTCCGGTGGCTCCGGTTGGACCGGTATCGCCGGTATCTCCCTTCACTCCCTGTGCGCCGGTAGGCCCGGTCGCCCCGGTGACTCCCTGAGGTCCGGTATCTCCCTGAGGCCCGGTGACTCCCTGAATACCCTGAGGCCCGGTCACTCCCTGTGCGCCGGTAGGCCCGGTATCTCCCTGAGAACCGGTGGCTCCTGTGGCTCCGACAGGCCCGGTCGCTCCGGTTCCGCCTGTGGCTCCGGTATCTCCCTGAGGCCCGTCGGGTCCGGTTGCTCCCGTCGCTCCGGTTGCTCCCGTCGCTCCGGTCAATCCGGTCGGTCCTGTGGCTCCGGTGACTCCCTGAATACCCTGAGGCCCGGTGGCTCCGGTTGCCCCTTGAATGCCCTGCGTTCCGGTCGCTCCGGTGTCGCCCTTGTCGCCTGTGCGCGCGAAGGTGAGCGCGACATCCTCACCGTCTGAGAACGGAGATGCCGCTGACGAATCTATCCCTGCAACGGTGATGTCGAACCACGATGCTTCCTCACTCACCGCGCTGATGGTATAGAGGATGAATTGGGAAGCGTCGGTGTAGTTAGTGACCTTCACATGACCCTTGATAGTCGAGGTGGAATCATCAATGGTTCTCATGTAGGATTGGATGTCCGTCCCGTCGAGGTCGGCATCGCTCACATAGAGGTGGGTGGAAGTATTCTGAGTCGTGCTTGAGAACTTGTAGCGACCGCTTCCGGGGTTCGTATTGGAGGTGTCTGTGAGGTTGGTGTCGAACTTAAACGAGGCTCCCCCGAACACACCAGCGGGACCGGTATCTCCGGTATCACCTGTGTCGCCTTTCACCCCTTGAGGACCGGTTGCTCCGGTGACTCCCTGAGGTCCGGTATCGCCCTGACTTCCCTGAGGTCCGGTATCGCCTGTGTCGCCTGTGTCGCCTTTCACTCCCTGAGGCCCGGTTGCTCCGGTAGTTCCCTGCGCTCCGGTCGGCCCGGTATCGCCTGTTGCCCCGGTATCGCCTGTCGGGCCTGTCGCCCCGGTATTGCCTATCGGCCCGGTCGCGCCGGTGACTCCCTGAATGCCCTGAATGCCCTGAGGTCCGGTGACTCCCTGAAGCCCGGTGTCGCCCTGACTTCCCTGAGGTCCGGTTGCTCCGGTTGCTCCTGTGGCTCCGGTTGCTCCGGTTGCTCCGGTTGCTCCGGTATCACCTTGCGGCCCCTGTGGTCCGGTAGCCCCTGTCGAGCCTGTCGGACCTGTTCCCGCTTGAGCAACCCACCAAGTATTCGTGCCTGTCTTCCACAGGGTTCCCTGCTCACCTCCTGACGCTGACGCGCTGGCTGGATTCACCGTGACTCCGACGGCTCCCGCAAACGATACGGAACCTGTTCCGAGGATGACGAATGGAATCTTGGTTTTGCTCACATGGAATCCGACAGAAGCATTGGTCGGGAGAGTGATGGTTGATACCGTGTCGGCTGTGATGTGGAGGACAATCCCCTCATCCCCTCTGACGAGCGTGTAGTCTGATGCGACATTTCTCACAGGTCGCGCATCGAGAGCCTTCCCACCGACAGCCACACCATCTCCGGTGAAGATGCCGCCGGTGGTAGTGTCCTTGACTATCTGCTCGTTGTCGAGAGTGACGGACAGCCTCTCAGCCTCGGTCCCAAAAATGATGTTCTCATTGTCTGTAATGGGGGGCATAGCCTGACCTCAACCAATAGTCTGACGATTGGCGGGTTTTCACGGTGTCGGGAACCTCGCGCTCGCGCCCTGCGTGCGTGGGCGGGCATCCGCTCGGACATGCGCCTACGCGCGCGCGCGCACGCGGGGGCGCACCTGCGCCCGCGAGGGACGGGCATGTTCCACAGAACATTTTGTTGAAATCCCACCGTTATCAGGCCGATGTTAGGAAGCGAAATCACTCGCCCCAAACTTCCCACGATTCACCATTGGGAGGGTAGAACTGAACTATCCACGAATCCTCGATGTGAATGGTCTTCGGCAAAGTCGGAGATACCATCTGCTCGATGAATGCAACAGGGTCGGCACAGCCATTCCCTGCTACCGTGAATTGCCTCCCGCCAGCGTTCATCACCCACCTGTCTTCATGCTCAACGAGATGAGCAAGGAGTTCCATATTCAAGCCGTATGCGAATAGATGGGTCGCGGCTCCAATTGCTCTGACCCAAGTGAGCATCTTCCCCACCTGCGTCTGAGGGATTTTGAGAAGTCAATGATGTCGCTCATCTCGATGTCGTTTTCAATGCTGTCCTCGTTCAATAGATGGGTGTGCATCTGCTCAATCATAGCGAGAGGGTTGTAGCGACAACCTGCTCCTACTCTGACCTTCCCAAATCCTCCATGACGAATGAAGATGAAATCCCAATGGGTTCCACCCGTAGTGACCTTGATGAGTTCGTCACCGTGAATGTCGTGGCCGACCATCTCCTTCCCTGCCGTTGTCCAAACGATGCTGTAATCCATCATGGTGTCCATTGGATTGTTGAGGGACTCTTGAGGCTATTCACCATTCTGTGAGATTCGATGGGTAGGAGGCGGCGTTGAACAGCCCCATACACCCTCCCTACGGCGTGATAGAGCGCGTCTATGCCCTCCGAGGCCCCCATACAGCCCAAATACCCTCGACGCGCTCTACGGGCGTTTATTCTGAATCGGGGTTCTTGGCCTGATTCTGCTTCTTCCGAGTGACCCCTACGGCTTGCTCGGCTTCGGCAAGTGTGACGCCCTTGATTGGGAGGTAGCCCTTGCGGAATCTCCTGACTCCATGTCGGCTCATTCCGTTCCGATTGAGGAACTGAGTTTCGATGATGCCGGGATATTCCCGTATCATCTGATTGAGTAGATACGCCATTTGCTTCGGGGTCTTCATCATCCTCGCTGGAACTTGTGGGTTGTTATTCACTCGGTCGGCTACGGCAGCAGAGGGAAGGGAGTCATTCATAGT